TTTGTTGCATATGTTGCTCCTATTGGCTTCCCTGCTGATGCAGTCTTTGCCTCCGTTGCCAAAGGAGACATTTTACTTGAAGTGAATGCGTCTGATGCTTTTTTCATCAACTCAGGCGCTTTCTTTGCCGCATCTGTTGCTTTCATGGCACCCTTGATCATTGCCGCAGGGCTGGCAAAACTCAAAGCGGTCTCCATCATTGGGCGCTCCTCACCTGAAGTCACGCCGTATTGGTTCATCAAGTCCTTGACATACTCAGAGCCAAGGAACGGCTTGTCACTGGACACCTTAATGTCGCGCCCTGTTAACTTAGAACCAAGAACATCAAGAGGCATCAAGGCGGCGTTAAACATATCAACGGTGGCGCTCACTGGATTGTTTGCCAGCACGCCACGGTTGAGCAAGTCCGTGAGGGCGCGTGGCTTTTTTAGGCTGGACAACTCCTCTTTGCCTTGATCCTTTGCCATCTTTGCAAGGAACTCAGCCATCAGACCAGCCTTGGTTTGCTCACGGTCAGGCGGGGGGCCAGAACTTTCCTCTGGGGATGCAATGCCACCACCGTCAAACCTTTTGGCTGGCGCATCAAAGATGCTGGCCCGTCCACCATTTGCCATTTTTTTGACACCGCCACCAATTGCTTTGTGCATGGCAAACCGCTTCTGAAAGCGTGCCATGTCTGCTGGTGATTCTTCAACGCGGCCACCTTTGGCTTTTTCTACACTGCCTTTGATGGCCGACTCAGGCAGGATCATCTCGCCAATTTCACCGCGAACACGGTAGCCCGGTTCATACGGCGTGCGCTGGGCCTTGCCAGTCTCGGGGTCTCTAATGGTCTGGCCCATGTTAGGGCCAAGCGTTGGGTGGTCTTCACGCATCACTTGATTGCCATATCGTGTGCGCATAAGTATTTCATAAGGCGCTCTGTTTTTCTTGGCACTGTCATCCGTAAACACGCGCTGACCCTTGTCGTATTTGAATGGCATTGACTCAATCATGTTTTGCGTTTCGACCGCTCCTTGCCGAATGCGGTCACCAAGCGATGTATGGAAGTCCTGCAAGTTGGTCAACGGCTTATTGGCCGTCACTGGTGCCTTCATGCCTGCTGACTCAGCGGCCTTGCCAATAGCCTGCTCGGCAATCTTCTCATCCGCCATCCTGCTGGCCTTGTTCACGGCACCCATCACGCCCTTGGCGACCTTGCCACCATCAATCATGTGAACTGGCTTGTCGAAGATGCTGGCCTTGCCGCCACTTGCCATGCGTTTTGCTGGCGCGTCAAAGATGCTGACACGGCCACCGCCCGCCATCTTCTTAACCTTGCCGCCAATAGCCTTGTGCATAGCGAATCGCTTTTGGAATCGAGCCATGTCCTCTGGTGACTCTTCACTTCTCACAACGCCGCCCTTCTTTTGTCCAGCCTTTTGCATCTTGGTCAACAGCGCCTCAGTCAACTGCACTGTCGGGTCGTTCTTTGTGTAGTCCATCTGCGTCACATCGCGGTCTTTACCCTGCGCCAGCAACTCCAGTTTCTTCTGCACTTCCCAGTCGGTGTACACATCCTTGATTGGCACAGGCGCGTAGTTCACGCCAAGGTCTTCACCAGTCAGAATCTTGCGGTAGTCGCTGTGCAGGTCAGGGCGGTCAATCACGCTACCGTCAAGCCTGAACAGCCTGTTGCCTAAGTCGAGCGTGCCAGCGCCAGCCACATTGGGATCGAGGTTCTTCTCTAGCAATTCTTCTACAGGCACCGTGCGGCCCTTCTCGCCACCCACACCACGGCCAGCAAAGATGTCAGCCAACAAGCCGCGCTGGTTGTAGGTCGTCACCTTCTGGCGGAACCTGTTGGAGCCTAAGTCAATGCCGTTAGGAAAGATCAACTTGCCCTTGTTGTCCACCTTGGTGCTGGCGTAGTCGCTCAACTTCTGTATCTCGTCTGCTGACATATTCTTGCGCTGGTTGGCAAAGATGTCAGCGAACTTGCCAAACAGGGTTGAGTTGGATTTGTGTTGCTCTAGGCCACCGACCGACGGTGTCCAGATCACCTTGGCACCCTTGGGCACGCCCGCCTCGTTGCGGTTCAGGATACGCGTTGCCATCTTCTGGTCGGTCACGCCTGCCGCCGCTTTTGCCTGCGCATAGTTGGGGTCAACGAGTTGGATGCCAGAGAACCCGGGGCCACCCTTCTTACCCTCGGACAGATCAACCTTCATGCGGTCATAGAAGATCGGCTTCATGTACGCACCCTCATGCTGGCCGTAAGCCTCCGACGCCTTGATCTGCGGGGTTGCCGCCTCCAGCGCCAGCCTCTTGGCCTCCAGCGCCTGATCAGCCGCACGGCTTGCACTGCGTATTGCGCTCAATCCGCCTTTGATCACCTTGGTTGGGTCAGCCATGTTGCTCCTTAAACAGAATACGGGTTCACCCGCTTCGGTTGGGTGAACTCCAGATAATCGTCGTCATTATCAGGGGGTTCTGGGTTGATGTCGAGCCAGTTCATGTCTTTCAATAACCGAATCGCTTGCGTTGCGCTATCGACATAGTCGTCGTGTGCCGCATCAGGGAACGCGCATATCTGGGACAGGAACCCTTCGCACCAGTCCTTGACGTAGCCCTTGTGCTTGTCCGACTCAGGGAGCCAGACACGGCCAGTCGCAAAGATGGACGCGGTGATCTGGAGCCTCTGCATCTTGTCGGCCCTGCCGGGATTGTAGGCACGCACAGGCAGGTGGGCATAGCGCAACTCTTGGATCAGGGATATACCTGCGGCCTTGTCCTCCACGAGGATCAGGTCTGGCCGCTTGGCATCGCGCCCTTCGCCGTAGGACACACGCCACTCCTCAATGACCTTGGGCTTGAGTTTAGGGAAGGACAGGTGTTCAGCCCAGCAGTCGATCAGCAGGACGCTCATAGGCCCGTCTAGGGGCTTGAACACACCCCATGTGGTCATGGCCGTCGGGTCGTTGTGTTCCTTCTCTGAAAAGGCGCAGTCATAGGACTGTACGATGTACTCGAACTTAGGGAAGGGCTTGTGTGCAGGCCACAGTTTGAACATATCGCGGCTGACCACCTTGCCATCTTCGAGGTCAACGATCTGGCCCATCACCTCCTGCTCGTACAGTTTGGAGCCACGGTAACTCTCCAACTGCCGCTGGAACGCCTTGTCTAGGTTCTTAGCGTTGTCGAAGGTGCTGGCGCGGGACACCACCACATCGTCACCCTCACGGCCTACCAGATCGAGGATCAAGTCCTTGGGGCGCGGTGTCGTGGTCACGATCACACGGGGCTGGCTGTGCGGCTTGTCGTCGGGCTTAATGCGCAGGCCAAGCATCATGTTGTCCCACGCCTCGTTGGGGCCGAGGTAGTTGAATGCGGCCAACTCGTCGCACCACACGAAGGATGAGTTGATACCGCGCAGGCGGTCATACGAGTCAGCAGACACGCCCCTGATCTTGGAGCCGTTAGACAGCCTGATCAGGTGATCTTGCTTGTTGTAGTCGGTCACCAGTGCGTCAGGTATGCACGCAAGCAATCCGGACGGCCCTTCAAAGCAGGTGAATTTTAAGTCCCCCGAAGTGGGAGCCAGAACGATGCTCATCGTGCCGGGGTGAGTCCATGCCCACCACCACAAAGCCTCGGCGGCTGACCTCGTCTTGCCTGCACCACGGCCCGCCAGCATCAAGAATACGCGGTAATCCAGATGCAGGTCTGGCGGTATCTGGTAAGCGTGCGCCTTGGCTATCCACTCAGCGTGCTTGATAAAAGCGATTCGGTTATGTTCGGGCAGAGTAGCGAACTCGGCCACGGTGTCTTCGTCGAACAGGTCAGCCAGCACGCTTGGTCATCTCCATGTTGCGGATGATCTCCTCGAACTTGCTGGCCGTGGCGTCCATCGTGGCAATGGGCGCGGCACCATCCACACCGTGCAGGCCCAACTTGTCGCCATACTTCTTTGGCTTGAGTTTCATGGCCGTCCACTTGCGGGCCTCGATGCGGTTCTTCTGCCACTGGATGTAAGTCATGTCCAGACTGGTGCGCCCCTTCTCGTCGGTGTACTCAGGGGGCATCTCGTCAGCGATGGCAAGGATTTCGTCGGCGTTGGTGTCAGCCTGCTCTTCTCTTGCGCGTGCGTATTGCTCCGCAAAGTCGGGGTGGCGCAACAACCACTCGTACACCGTACTCTGCGCTGGAAGCACTCCAGTCGTATCAGCCCTCAGTATCTGGCGCAGGCTCATCCCCTCACTTAGCCCAATACAGA